GTGTATTAGATGGAAGCAGTGTGAACTTTGGTGACCTAGCAGACAACTCAATTATTGATGCACTCAAAGACCGTGGACTCAGCAACATTCAGATCAATGACTTTTTAAACAACGCAGGTGGCACAGTAACTGGTCCAGCAGTGCCCACATCAACCACTCCTGTTGAAACAATCAATGTAACTGGCACAGCCGCAACAACGCCTGTAGTGCCCACCATGGTAGATCCAAACATCCTGGCAGCTGTGACAACACAGTTGAATACCAACGTAAACACTCCTGTGCCAGAAGTAAAAATTACAGGTGACAAAACAGCCAAGACAGATGACACAACTACTCCTACAGTGACAGTTACAGGTGACAAGCCTGTTACTCCAGTTGTGCCCACTGTGACAGTCACTGGTGATAAACCAGTTACACCAGTTGTGCCCACTGTGGAAGTAGTAGGGGATAAGCCAACAACACCAACTATACCAACAGTTACAATCACAGGTGATAAACCAGTGACTCCTGTTGTGCCCACAGTAGAAATTGTAGCACCAAGACCTCCTGTAGTGCCTCCTGTAGTGCCTCCTGTTGTTCCTGAGATAGTTATTACACCACCACCAACACCTCCTGTTGTGCCACCTGTGATACCTCCTACAGTGGTTGTGCCTCCAGTGGTGTTACCGCCAAAGCCTCCACAGCCACCTATTGTGGTTCCCCCACCACCCCCACCACCTCCAGTGGTCACAAATGGTGCAGGATTAAATCCAGGCTTGATAGAAACAACTCCGTTTTACAACACCACTAACGATGCTCAAGCACGTTACTACTATGGTGATCATGGATTCCAAACAGGTCCTAAATTTGATGCCGCAAGTTATAACGCAGTGGCTGCTCCTGAAACGCCATTTGGTATCCAAGGTGTTGCTAGACCACTCAGTGCCGCAGACTATGAAAACATCATAATGGGTAGACCGTTCACTCCAGAACAGTTTACACCAGCAACTAGAACGCAAGCATACAATCCTGCACTGTTACAAACACCTGTTGGACAGTTGAGTAGCGCACAACCAGTAACAGGTCCTGTAGCACCTACAACAAACTACACAATGAACCCAGCAGAGATTCAACAGATATCTGCTGTGCTTGGCCCTGCACTAGCACAGGCACTAGCAACAGCAATGGCCGCAGGTGATATGGCCACAGTCAACGCTATCAAAAGCCAGTATGAATACGCATTAATGAGTGCTCAGAACCAAGGCGGTGGCAGTGATGGTGGTTCATCAGGCGGTGATGGTGGCGGCACAGGAGCAGGTGCGGGCACAGGCAACGCAATGTAATAATGCTAAATAATCCAAATGAGGAAACACTATGAGTATATTTGATGATCTATTCGGTGGACCAAAGACCACAAAAACAGTAGACATCCCTGCGTCACAACAAGCAGAGATGGACGCTTACAGCAAATACAGAATTCAACAACTGTTGCCATACCTACAAAGGGGTATGACAGGTGTTGAGGACATGTATAGAATGAATGAACCAGGCATGCTGAAAGCCGCACAAAACGTTGCAGGCACAGCAGGGCAAGTTCAAGAAACAACAGGTGGCGTAGGCGAGTCAGCACTACGTTCAGGTGTTGTTGGATTACAAAGTTTGTTTAATCCGCAGTATGAACAACAACAGGTTCAGGCTGCAATTGCTCCTGCACAAGCACAGTTCCAACAAAACGTTCGCCAAACAGGTTTAAATGCCATGCGCGGTGGAACTGCTGGCAGTAGCAGACAAGCCATGTTAAACAGAATGAGTGCCAATGCCGCAAGAGCACAACAAGCAGGCCTAGCCGCACAAGTTAGTCAAGGCATTGCAGGACAAAGAGCCACAGCGGCCAATCAACTTGCACAAATTGGTTATGGTGGTATGGATCGCACACTAGCAGCCGCACAGGCCAAACAGGCAGCGGCCATGAGTCCAATGGATCAATACTACAAGAACCTGGCTGCTCGTTACAGCGTTGCTCCAGCAATTGGTGCTACTCCATATCCTGGCGCACAAAGCACTACAAGTCAGACTGGTGCTGACTACAAAGATATTATTGGTAAAGTATTACCTTTCATTCCAATGATCAGTGATGCTAGACTAAAAGAAAATATCAAGCATGTTAAAAATGTTGGTGACTTAAAAGTCTACACCTACAACTATGTCTGGGACAAGACACCACAAACAGGTGTAATGGCACAAGACCTATTGAATACCCAGTATCATAATGCAGTCAGTGTTCATGACGCAGGATACTATCAAGTAGACTATGGCCAGTTGCCCAACATACATTAAGGATTAATCAATGGCATATCAATATGATGAATTCGGCAATGTGATTGGCGAATACGAAAGCGAAGAAGAACGCAGAGCAAAAGAACTGGCTGATACTGCTGTAGAAACACAGGAGATCAAAACCTACGGTGATGGCACAGTAGAACAAACAACCAAAAGGTCCTTGCCTCCTGAACTACAACAAGCACAGGCTGCTTATGCACAAACTGTAGCACCAGTTGCTCCAGTAAGTCCAGACCAGGCTGCTTACACTAGACAACAAGAGTCAGGTGGACGCAGAGACATTGGTTATCACTTTCAACCCAATGCACAAGGACAAAGACAAAGCAGTGCATTTGGTCCTTATGGCATTACAGAAGCCGCTTACAAGGACATTGCCAAACAAGATCCTTCATTAGCCAAGCCCATCACAGAATGGACACAAGAAGAACATGATCGTGGTTATACTACCTTGGTAGGGCGTAATCAGAAAAGACTAACACAGTTAGGCGTTGAACCCACTGGTGGCGCACTACAACTAAGTCATTTACTGGGTCCAGATGGTGCCGCACGTTTCTTAAAAACAGGTGAAGTCAGTGAAGCCGCAGCCGCTGCCAATGGTGGTGCTGAAAGATTAAAACAAATTGCGTCAGGACGCTTTGCTGGTGGAGCCAGTGCCAGTTCAGGTGCCGCTCAACAAGCACAACCCGCACCTCAGCCTCAAGTTGCACAACCAGTAGGACCTGTTAGTCCAGAACAAGTTGATCAGCAAGCACAAATCCTGTCTCAACAACTACAACAACTAGCAGAGGCACAAAAAGAAACTCCGCCTCCAAACACATTTGATGCGTTTGGCACACCTGTGTTTAGTCCACAGCAGGCCAACCTGGACATGCACCTAAACAACTATCAAGGTGTTCAAGACAGTCCTGACCAGTTGCTGAATCTAAGCAAAGATCCAACCCTACCAGAATGGTTAAAGGATCGTAGTCGTAATCGTGCCGCAGACCTAATCATTGAACAACGTCAAGATGCCAAAGCACAAAAAGAAGTAGAAGACCTAGATGAAAACAAAATTGCCAAACTGTTACGTGAACGCAAAGGTGAAGGCAGTAGATTAAAAGGCATGTTGTATGCGGCATTTGGTCTAAAAGATCTAGCCAATGAAGAACTATACAAGTTAGGTATTGGCTCAGACAAGAATGACACAATAGATGGCTTACCAGTCATTGTCAAAGTTGCAGCCAATGGTAAAGCCATAGATGGTATCAGTGCTATAACAGGCAAAGAACTCTCTGCTAGAGAAATAGCCACTTATAATTCTAACTTGAGTGGTGCACTAGGCAAAGGTGCCAGCGTCAGTGCTGAAGTTTATGTTGATCAGATTACAGGCAAGCGTTATCGCTCTGGTGTTGATGGTGCAGGCAAAGCCGCACTAATTGATATTCAAGGTGGAGCACCATTCAAAGGCAATCCTAAAAATCTAGTGCCACAAAGTATTGGAACAGCGGCAGCAAAAGCAGAAGCAACCAATGCTATTGATCTACGTTACACAGGTCCTAAAGCCTACACCAAGGCAGGTGCAGATTTTGCTGGTAAATTCAATGCAGAAAATGGCACCAACATTGGTTATGCTTCTGAAAAGCCTGGTGCTCCGTTAATTGACAAGAACACAGGACAAACAATTGTTCCAGACTCAAGTGGACGTATCACTGCTACTAGAGTCGGTGGTGGCACAGTTACACAAGCCGCTCCAGCAGGTGCTCCAACAGCCGCACCAGCACCGAGTAAATTACCTCCAGCACCAGTAATGGCGCCAGGTGAAAGCCCAGCGGCATTTGCTGAAAGAACAAAAGCCTGGGCCAAGACTTATGAGAAGCAGTTTGAAAGTCAGGAAAAGAATGTTAAAGCCGCAAGAGACTTATTACCGTTTGTTAATCAGATGAAATCTTTAATAGATCAAAGCACTGGTTCTGGTATTGGCGCCCTAGTTGATGATGCTGGTGTATGGACAGGTTTATATACTACACAAGGTGCAACAGCAATTGCCGCAATCAAACCATTAGCAAATAAAGTCCTGATGGGTGTTGAACGCTTTGAAGGTCCGCAGAGTGATATGGATGTTAAATCATACAAAGAAGCCGCTGGTGATTTAAGTAATCCTAAGGCTTCACCAGCACAAAAACAAGCGGCATTCAATACCATTATTGAAATCATGAAACGCAATGCTCCAGATTTAGATTGGGACAGCGTGTCAAGTGGTAAGGGTTCAGGTTCAGGAACTACCTCAAGTGGTAACAAATACAAAAAGGTTCAGTAATGGCATTCATATATGAAATTAATGGACAGCAAGTTGAGTTTGAAAAAGAACCCACTGAGGCTGACATTGATGAAGCCGCAAGAGAAATGGGCACAACGCCTGCTTCTGGTGATATCAACATGGCGCCACAAGCAGCCAGTGTGGCCAAACAAGTAGCAGGCCAGGTTCCAGAAGCCGCAGGTGCTGTTAGAGCAGGTGCTCAAGCAGTGGCCAATATGCCTGCTCAACAAGTTGCTAGAGGAGTAATGGATGTAGGCGCAATGATGGCAGGACATCCTCCTTATGCCAGCATGATCAAGGCAGCCACTGACACAGCCGCAGGAGTTCCTGTTAAAGATGTTATTAGTAATGCCACCAACATGGTTCGTCAAGGTGCAGGTGCTGTTGCTGGAGCCGCAAGAGGTGTAGGTAGTGCGTTAGTAACAGGTGCCTTGGCTCCTGAAAGTGCTTTCTTAATGCCTTACCAAATGGCCGCATATGAACAAGACAAGATTCGTGCCAATCCAAATGCACCAGGATTAGAATACAATCCTTATGCACAAGTTCAACGTGGTGAAGCACCTACTACTAGAGCCGCTGGAGCCGCAAATCAAAGACGAGCAGTTGCCAACATGCCTTATGGTAATGTCACTGCTAAAGAACGAGACATGCTGGAAAAGGATAGATTAAATATGCAAATGAGAATGCAAGCAGCCAAAAGAGTATTAGGACAATAATATGACAACACTAGCAGAACAATTAACACAGGTATTCAACGACAACTTTGTTGCTTACTACAGAAGCCATGCGGCACATGCCAACGTAACAGGTCGCACATTTCGCAGTGATCATAAAATGTTGGGTGGTGTGTATGAGCGTCGCTTGGCAGAAGTTGACAAGTTAGGTGAACTACTTAGAACCATACAAGAGTTTATGCCCACGGACCTGTTTGATATCTTAAACAACACAACATTGCCTACTGATCCTATTGAAGGTTCAGCAGATGAGTTACTACAACTGGTTCAGGATGATTTAGAAGCCCTGCGTGACTGTTACATTGAATTAGAACTGGTGGCCACAGCAGAAAGCCATGAAGAAATAGCCAACTACGCACAAGAACAGATCTTGGACTTGAACAAGTCAATATGGATGTTGACTTCAACCTTGGAATAAAGAAATGAAAGACATAGAAAACCCTAGCATTGAAAAGAAGCACGGTGGTGCCCGTGAAGGTGCTGGCCGCCCCAAGAACACAACCAATAGACTAACTGCCAAAGAGATCTTGGACACAGCGGAAAACATGCTGGGCAAGCCTTTTGTTGTTAGCCTAATGGAAGGTTATATTGACACAATCAATTCTGGTGATACTCGTAACAGAGTCACTTATGAAAAGATTATACTAGATAAAACTGCCACAACCATTATTGAAGCAGAAATCACAGATGGCAAAGATGCCATTGAAGCCAAGCAAGCAGCCTTTACAGAAGCCTTGGCCAAACTGATGGGCACTAGTCCTGATTCAGTTAGACACTAAATAAACACATGCCGTTAAGAGGCTAAAAAGGAAAAAGCAAATGAAGCATAATAGCAAAACACAAGGCGATATGAACCTAGATTTTGACGGCATGAAGGGTGATGGCGTAAATCGTGGCGCAAACAAATTCGCAGGGAACCAACACGCAGGTGTTCAGCACCCAAATACAACGATCAACAAAGGTCGTGGCCCAACTGGTGGCGGAACAGCAATGCCCACAATGGGCAAAGAAATGTTCACTGGCAAACCACAACAACGCCAAGCAGTCAGCGATGGTTCTACCAAAGCAATGCCCGCAACTGGTAAAGAAACATTTAACTATGGGCGTGGTCCAACAAAAGGAAATCAACTATGAGAATCTCTACATCAAACCCACAAAGTGCGGCCATTAATCAAAAGCGTGGCCCTACAACAGGTAATGTTGCCACAGGTGACAAGCGTGACACGTTCATGAAAGAAAAATCCACGTCAGGTAATGAGAAGTCAGCCTTGGCAGACATGGTATGCGATGCAGTGGCCATGCGTGGTCGTGGTATGAAAGGTTATCGTGATCCGTCAACTGAAAACCTTAGTGCCAACACTAATGTAGGTCCTAAAAAGAACTCTACTGCTGATGGCGCCAAGTTGCCTAGCAAATATAAAAAACCCAAAGGATAAATCAAGATGGCAATCACACCAAGATCAAAAGGCTTAGGTAACATTGGCGCGATTGTTGATCGTCAAGGCCGTGCCAGTGTAGCCGCACCAAAGGCACCTGTAAAACCAGTGGTCAAGGCAGCACCTAAGCCTGCACCTAAGCCAGCACCCAAGCCTGTTGCTAGAGTAGCACCTAAGCCTGCTCCCAAGCCTGCGGCTAGAGTAGCACCTAAACCTGCTCCCAAGTTGGCTCCTAAGCCAAATCCATTTACCATGAAGCCTGATCGTCCTATTGGCACTATAGGCAGCACTGTGGGCGTTACAGATGAAGATGGCACTATGAGAATGGTTAGTAATCTGAGAGATCCTAGAACTGGGTTGCGTGTTGAACAATCTGGTCCAGCTGATTTTAGTAAATTGTTTGGTGGTGGTAGGCCAGACACTCGTGCTCCTGGTGGCGGTGGCATGGACTTCAATGGTAATCCCATTGGTGGCGGCATGGGCGCACAATTTAACATTGCCAGACCTGGTCAAGGTAACCTTGCTAGAAACACAGGTCCTGGTAATGGTGGTCCACAACTGATTGGTGGTCCAGTTGACAAACCTATCTATGGCAATCCAGAAGAAAATGCCTGGGGTTCATCATATGATAAATTACGCAACAGTTCAGTGTATGATGATTATCAACGAGGTTCAAAAGATCTACTTAAATTAACTCAAGAATATCAACAAAGATATGGATTACCTGGAGGAACATTTGAAGGTTTAAGAGCAACTGGCAACATGAACGCAGAACAAATGGCTGCTTTAGATGCTGATCCTAGATATCAACAATTAAAAAAATATTCACCTGGTTTATTTCAACGCTATATAGGTTCAATAGACGCTGGCGACAATGTTGACCTACAAAGATTTCAGCAAGCAGAAAAACAAAGAAAAGCCGGATTAGATCCTAAAACTGGATTACCACCTGGTGTGCAAATTATGCCCTTTGGTGGAGGTAATCCAGTAGGCGGTTTTGATTATGACATGCCACAGACAGCACCTGACTTTGGCAACTATGATAATCGTATGCCTGATCTTCCAACTGATACAGGTATATATTCTGAGCAATACATACCTCCAACAGTTGGTGGTGGTGATCCAAGATTTATAGCGCCTCCAATGAATCCAGGCATGGGTGGTCCATACACACCTCGCCCTGACCTAGGTCCTGGTGTAGGCTTTGGCGTAGGTTTACCACAACCTGGCTACAGCGATCCATTTCAGGCAGCGCTCTTACGAGGTGACTTCAATCAAACTCCTAGGAACCAATATGACGTTCAGCGTGAAGTAGAAACAATGTTTAATAATCCTGGCCAGGGTGGTGGATTTGTTCCAGAAGGTGGTTTTAACTTTCCTGGTATGCGTAATGATCCATATGGTCCTAGTGGCTTTGGTAATCCTAACATGGGTGGTGCTCCTGCTTTTGGTGCCACTTATCAAAATGGTGTTGGTGTCAGTGGCTTTGGTGCAGGTTTACCACAACCTGGCCAGGGACAACTACCACAAGAAATGGGTATGAGTAATTACACTATTGGCCCAGACGGAAATATTCAAGGTTACAGCACTTTTAGCAATAAACCAAATTTTAATACTGGTGGATTCGGTGGCCAACAAGGACTACAATCAGCATTTAGCCCACAAGGCAACAACTTTGGTGGCGGTGGCTTCATGGGTGGTTCAGGTAGCATGTTTGGTGGCGGTGGTTTCGCTGGCAAGTAGTCATAAATAAACTTGGGGGACAGACTCCCCCAAGTATCGCATAGTAAAGGAAACAGCAATGACGAATACAACTCAAATGGGTGATACACCCAATCCCTGGGACGCTTCAGCAGAAGATGCTCCTGAAAAAACAAAATCAAAAAAGAACAAGACTGAATGGGTCATTGGCTTACCTGAAACCAAGCCAGCCCCTCCCGTAGGTGCCAACGCAGGTGAATATGACATGGACGGTTTAATGACCGACTTTCCCACTGCCAAAGAACTTGAGAGATTTGTATTTGATGAAACGGGGATTGTCTTAAACCTAAAAGGTCGTGCCAATAAACTAAAGTATCAAACTGCCATGGACGCACTAAATGGCGAAACAATTGATCCTAAATTCATTGGTGACAACAATCCCTACATAGATAAAACAGACATGGTTCCTGTAGAACCCATGCCACCTATTCCTGACCGTGATCCAGACTTACCTCCATTTGAAGAAGTTCAAAACTATTTCTTCAGTCCCTTTGTTCCGCATCCAGATCCAGACTTTAGAGCAGTTGGTAAGAAGTGTCACTGCACATTTCGCAAGTATAACGATGGCACCATCAGTTATGAAATCAACGGACCTTGGGAACAAAAAGAAACAGGCACCAAGATTGACAAGTATGGTCGTGAGCGCCCTGAGATCATCAAATGGATTGGTAGCGCAACAGGTGAGCAAATGGTTCAACGTGAAGATGGCACACTAACACCAGTGGGTCGTAGACTACGCACCATGATGCAGAGTCAGCGTATCAACGCAGGCAATATCTGGGACACATTTGTTGACAGAGACTTTGGTCAGTTCAACTCAGAAGCCATTGTTGATCCATGGGGCACGGACTCAAGATTATGAGAGATGGAGACATTTTTCAAGCACAAGAAGCCGCTCGTGCCAAGGACACCATGATCTTACAAAAGGTCAATGGTGCCCACAGGGAAGCATTTAGAAGTCGCTTCCCTGGGCAAGTTGAACATTGTATGCGACTCACAGCAGAACGCCTACAAGCAATACTGACACGCAAGCCTGCTGACCTAGCAGATCCTGCAACATGGAACTGCACCGCAGAAGAAATAGCACATCTAAGTGAAGCACTGTATGTGTTGAGCAAGATCAACAGAGAATATCCTGCCATGGGAGATTCTGTATGAACCTAACAAAGCATGATACCACCACTGTTGACATTGAAGGACAATGGTATAAGGATCAATTGTTTATTACACTGACACGATCTGACCATTATGGTCATGAAACTGGCAGTTTCAAACTAACACTTGATGATGTGGACCTAGAACACTTTATTTCTACCTTGATAGAATTTCAGAGGTAATATGCTAGGCACAGAAACTTTAATGGCTCGTGCCTTGCGTCATACCTTGGATACCAGTAATGTAGATCCTGCGACTTACGCTATCATGACAACTGATCAGCAGTTGAAGCTACAGGATCTAGTTATTGAAATCGCAGATGACATGCGGTATAACCAAATCAAATACTTTAGGCCCTTTGCTCATCAGCTTGAGTTTTTCAAGACTGGTTCAAGTGAGCGTCGTGGTATACTTGCCGCAAACCGTATTGGTAAAACAGTTTCAACCTGTTATGAAACAGCTTATCACCTGACTGGATTATATCCTGACTGGTGGGAGGGCTATCGCTTTGACAAACCTATTACCTGTATGGTAGCAGGTGAAGGTTGGAGTCAGGTTGCGCTTGTATTACAGAATGAACTGCTAGGCAGCCAGGATGTTAAGATTACAGATAATCTTGGCACAGGTGCCATTCCTCGCGATTGCATTATAACAGACACCATGCGTAATGATGGTGCCAACTGTATTGGTGTTGAAGTTAAACACGCAAAAGGCGGCAACAGTTATCTACTGTTTGCCAACTATACGCAGGAAGTTCGTCAACTACAGGGTTTCAAACTAAACCTTGCTGTGTTTGATGAACAGCCACCAGATGACTTCTTCTCAGAAATAGTTACTAGAACTGCCACCACACAAGGTAAAGTGCTTTGTTCATTTACACCCTTAAAAGGTCTTAATGGATTGGTAAGCAAGTTCTGGAACAAAGAAGAAGGATATGAGTTTATTCGTGTGAGTTGGGATGATGTTCCAGAGTATGATCCTTGGGGACAGGCATTCCTGCTGAAGGAAACACGCCGTCAGTTAGAGCGCGATTACTTGCCACATGAACGTGAAGCACGTATTGCTGGCAAACCTGTTATGGGTAAAGGTGCTGTATTTCAAATCCGTGAATGGCCCACATACACCACAGGGCAGATTGATTTCAGCCGCATACCAAACATACAAAGAGTTATTGCTCTTGACTTGGGTCTAGTAAATGACCAAACTGTTATTACCTTAATGTATTGGGAACCATATGAACGAACTGCTTACCTACACAAACAAATCTGTGTGCAAGGTGTTGAAGAGGCTGTCCCCAGCCAGTATATCAATCATTTACTTCGTCCTGAAGTGTTTGGCACTCCTATTGTGCTACCTGCTGACGCAAGCACTCCTGGCAGATACACTATGAGTAGTAATAGCATACGTGAAATGTTTGAAAGTTATGAACTAAACGTATATCAAAAAGCCATTATGAATCCTCCTGATCAAGAAGGGCGTGTAACTAATCACAAGAGTTATGGCATCAACCAAATGCGTCAAATGTTGGAAGTTGGTAGCCTAATGGTAAATGAAAACTGCACCCAGTTCCTAAGCAATGCTCGCAACTACTATGTAGATGAGAAGGGTCGCTTTAGTGATCCAGATGACACTATTGACTCTGCTCGTTATGCGCTACTTGCTTGCTTACAAG